TTGTAGTAGCCGTAAACTCACTTCCTTTCCTCTAATTGTTTATTTGCTTTCAGCATATAATCCTGTATGTATCTAAGACCTTTGTCAGACATTGCCTTTTCTTTCCGTTCTTCAGACTCTTTCTTAGACTTGTCATTGATAGGATAAGGCTCTTCCACATATGGCATAGGCTTCGTTCCTGCTTTAGCAAATGCTTTAAGTATTGGTGATAACCTAGACATTGCATCATAGAAGTACATACCTTGTAACCATAATTCTTGATTCATGCGTTCTTTACGCAACTCATCAGCTTCGCGATAGTACTTTGCAAGTGTGCTGTCACCATCGAAATACTGTTCTTCAGTCATTCCGATAGCTAAATGAAAAGCAAATCTTGAATATATTGCTTTTGTATACGAAAAGGAGGGGATTTCCTCCCCCTTTTCTCGGATTTCAGACAACGACTTTACCAGGTCGCTGTCCACTTCAGGTTTCCCTCGGACTCCTCCGGCTCATCCACAAGTGTAAGAATTGGTTCGTTGTACATTTCCGCAAGCTTACCAATCAACTCTTCTTTGTTAGTCATATGTGCAAATATCTTATCTATAATATCCTGCCTTACACCTCTGTGATGTGCAAGGAACGCACCTGCAAATAATGTCGGTAATGTTGTCATGGGCTTACGCTCCACATCCTGTACAACAAAACCCTTTCTCTCCATCTCAGTTACTGTTCTTCTTGTGAACTCAAGTGTATAATCCTTACCCTCGAATTCAAAATTAAGTTGTTTAGCCATTTATGATTCCTCCTAATTATCCATTGTAATTACTGTAGATGGTGCAATTGTGATTGTCATACCTACAACTTCATTTGTTCCGCCACCCTTAGCATGTACCGAAAGTGAACCTTTAAACTTAAACTTACCTCTATCACCTGTAGGAGTAAGTGTTCCACCGGACTCATTACCACCAAACCATACTGCAAACTCTTTTTCAGTTCCTTCCATCTGCTTCAACTTCTTGTATTCATCCAGATCATAATTTGCAGAGAATTCAAGTGAACTAAGAGACTGAATACCGGGGATATATGTCTGCATTGAATCTGACAATGTTGTTGTCTCAAGCATCTCAGGTGCCCCACCTAAATCCGGGAAATCTTTTATATCAATTAACTTTTCATAAGCTGTACTACCTTTAACCATAAGAAAAATCTTATATGTACTTATAGCCATCTATATTTACCTCCTGTAAATTGTTTTATCCTTAGATATGATTGCTCTATATCTTGCAACTACTCTATATATCGTTGCATTTTCTTCATTAGGGATTGGATTCATCATTGTCCTCGTAAATCCTAATCCTCCCATTTCTGAATCAATAATTGCTAAAATTGCCTTACATTCGCTCTTTTTACCACTTGTCTTGTTAGAGTAAACATTTACCTCATATAGCACCTGCACATGATTTTCAATATTACTAGAATCTCTAGTGCTTCTAAGTACTTGATTATCCATCTCAATGATAGATACACAAGGAAACGACGGTGGGGCTTTTACATATTCACCTGTCATAAAGATCTTTGGATATTTATTTCGCACGATTGTAGCTAATCTTTGAAATATCTCATTTTCAATATCAATCATCCAAACACCTCCTTTGCGATACTTACTATCTCGTTACAAACAGTGGTTACCGCCTTTGACATAGGCATACTTGCGGGTGTACCATGAGTCAACTTAAGTTCACCATTTTCGAAATACCCCCATGTTGTCTTCTTACCATAACCTTTACCATAACTACCTATAGTCAATCCCAGTTCGCTACCTTTTGGATGTGGTGAAGTACCAATTGAACCGTTATGATATACACCTGCACCAAACTCAATCCATACCGCATCTTCTCCATTTGCTACCACAACTGTTATATCACCTCTAGTATCAACAGTAACGTCAACTTGTCCTGTTATATCGGTATCGTCTAATAAATCGTCAAGTATCGCACCATTGAAACCTATCTGAGATTCCTTAGCTAAAGCTTTTGCTACTTTGTCTTGAAATAATTTAACTTTCCTAATGAATTCTTCTTTGTATTTACTCAAGTCATTAAGTGCTTTATCTATGCCCTCTTCGGATAGGTCTACCAAAATAACACTTCTACCCACTTACTTCTACCCTACTTATAGCGATTGAGACACTGTTAATACTCTTCGCTATCTTTTTTACAATATGGTCATGTGGTGTGACTGTACTACCATCGTCATTTAGTAGTAAGGAACCGTCTTCACTTAGCTTTGGTACGGTATCTACCCATAGTATGGTATATGCATCTATCGGCGGAGCATCTTTATTCATCACGATTACTCTATCGTAATTTTCGCTCTCACCAAATTGCCTGGTACTTGTCTCACCTTTAGCGGCTGAAATATTGGCAAAACATTTAATGGGATTACCCCATCTCCTATCATATTCACCTGTATTATTCCCATATTCATCCACTTTAGGTACTTTATCCACATATAAGGCATAATAAAATTTACGTTTATTCCTATTCATCGTTCTCATTTTATTATCCCCACATGTGGTGTCACACTCCTAAGCATTGTTGCCGGTATATCGGCATTCTCATAACTACGGGTTATACCATTTTCAGAATGTGATATTTGACCTTCAGCACCTCTTTTATTTAACAAATAAGCCGCTAACTCACACTGCAATACATCGTATCTACTAGGAACTTCAGTTATATCATTGGTATAAGGATATGCTTTATTTATTATCTTGTCCCCTGCTATCTTCAGATAGGTGGATAGCACGATATTACTATCTGTACTATCACCTATCATAGCTTTTAACATTTCAAGCTTTTCCTCATTTGTCATACTTAACCTATCTCATAGAACCCTTCAGTGCTTGGGTTAGTGGTAGGAGTACCAACAATGTATCCTGTACCATTAGGCTTGTAATAAACCTTACCGGCTGTAACTGTGGTATCGGTACTCTTCTTAGCCTTACCTGCAATAACCTTAACCGCCTTAGTTGAATCTGTGAGAGCTGCAAGATAATACTTCCTTGACCAGATAGTATTTTCACGTATATCTTTATTCCTATCCTGCTCGACTTCTACACCCTTTTTATTAAACAGTGTTACAGCCTTGTGTGTGGCAACAATTACCATACCCTTATCAGCATCCTTCTTAGTGAAGATGTTTACACCTGCAACAGTGCCGACATATCCTGTACGAACAAATGATTCGACATACTTCAAATCTTCAGCTAAATTCTTACGAAGTTCAGCCACATCAACCGGACTAACAAATGCAAATGCAAGACTTGCCACCTTTTCCGCCTCATTATCTGTATACTCAATATTCAAACTTGCTACAGCATCTGCAAATGCAGCAAAATTCAACTTTTCAGCCGCTACCGCCATATTTGCCTTCTTGAACTCTGTGTAAATACTCTTATTTACATAATTAAAAAGGTCCGTACCCATATGCCTTACACCAACCGGAACCAACATAGGGTCTGTCATTTCCTGTTCATCAAAGTACTTAAATCTGTTCTGTGCTAACAAAATCTCATATTCCTTTTTAGCATACTTAACTTCAATACTCTTAGTATTACCGTTACCCATTGTAAGGGTCTCTGTTCCGTCAGTAGCAGAATACACATTGATTTGTCTCTTCATACCTGCCGTACCTGTAAGGGAATTATCAACCTTACAAAACTGCTGTAAATCAAGATGTGACTTGTACTGATCCTCTATCTCATTCGATAGATAAAAATTTTCATAAATTGTATGAGCCATTATTCATTACCTCCTGTATCTGTATATAATGATTTGTATTCTTCGGGATTGGTCTTTGAAAATTCATACCTCTCCTTAGGAGACATCTTTTTCAATCCCTCAAGGGTCATACTCTTAGCCTCACCATCACCTGTCGGCTTCGGTGTATTCTTTAAAATATCAGCCTTCAGTTTCTTTTCGACACTAGCTAAATGCTTCTGCTGGTTGGTAAATACAACTTCGGAATTACCATCAATCATAGCCTCTGCCGTTGAATCAGCTAACTCCTCGTCATATCCTAATCCCAGTAGCTTAGCTTTATACTTAGATATATTACTTTCTCTAAGTAAAGCATTATACTTGGCTTCAAGTTCCGCCCTTTCCTCCTGTTCCTTCTGTTTGCTAATTTCATCCTCTGTCATCTTCGCCTTCAACTGTCTTTTAGCCTCAGCTAATTCAGATGCGGTCTTATCAAACAACTCCTTCTTTATATATCCGTCATGATTATCTTCAGCGTCATATGACTCCAATGCTGCAATCTTCTCCTCAGGTGTCATATCAGCATATCCTTCAATCTTAGATACATCTATCTTCATTATTCATTACTCCTTTGTCTTTTTACATCTTCTGTGATATCATCTGTGATTTCCGTCTTCTCTGACATAATTTCTTTTTCCTTAATCATCTGCTCTTCATAGTATTTCATACTCATAGAATAAGCAGACTCCGCATCACTAAACATTCCACTGTGTTGGAAAGCCAACTGTGGATGTATTTTAGGTTCCTGTAACATTGATATAAGAACCTGTGATTTACTCTGTATAGCCTCGTAATTCCTACGGGTGAACTTCATATCAATGTCTCTAAGATGCAGTGTACTGTCTCTTAAATCTTCACATATCCTTAGTACCAGCTTAAGCATCTTCTTTTCAGCTCTCTTAAAGACATTCTCACTGTCCTTTGCTCTTGCTTCAGCATCAGACCAACCGTCTCTAAGTACAACCGCTGCACCTGTATCACTTGTGGATTTACTACCGTTTCTATTCGGCATACCACATATTGTAAGCATTGCATTATAGTAATCGTCTTTAAGTGTCTGTGATTGTGTCTGATTAAGTTCTGTGGTGACTACACCAACATCCGCCGCTTGCCCATCAACTGACTTAACCTTTATTGCACCTAACTCAAGAAACTCTCGGTACTCTTCTTTTGAGATATCGCAATTTATAAACTTGATAAATGCCTGGACCAGCTGTTCTACACCATCCATACGATTACTTGCGACATTATTCATCGCATCCAGTAGCGGTAATACTATCTCAAACGAACCTAATCTTGCATTATTAGCCGGATATTCAATAATAGGGATATCTCCCAGTGCGTGTGTCTGAGCATTTGTTATTAAATCACCGTCAATGGTAAAGTAATTATCCTTTGTGTACACCGAATAATGCTTTACATTATCATCGTCAACATAGTACTTAACCCCCATTAAAGGTTCATTACCTATTTCACTCGAGTAGACTACAAATGTATTTCTTGGGTCTAAGGTATATATCTCAAATGGGGCTTCGTCTAAATCGTCAGAACTGTCAGGTAACACCATTCTAAATGCTGTACCACATATCATTTGCCACTCTACAATCTCCTGGTCTTGAGATACCTTATCTTCAGCAAACATATATTCATTTAAAAGATTTACCTGCTTTACGATATTTTCATCACCACTTCGGCTTACATACTGTATAGGCTCTCCACATAAATAACCAACCTTAAACGATACAATCTCATTTGCTCTGTTTTCCACAATCCTATTGCATATCTCAGGTCTAACTTCTTTTATACGATATCTTATCGGCTGATCACCCTTATAATACTTGTATAAGTAATCAATATCGCCGCTATTCAAATTATGTATATCAAGGGATTTTCTGAGAACTTCCTGCAAATTGTCTTCGGTTATTTCCTTTACACTCATCTTGATAACTCGTCTGCCATTCATTATCTTCGTTTCATTCCTCATACTCCTCCTTTCACACACAATAAAAAGGTGCAAGACTACTTGGAATCTTATGATTCCGTGCAATCTTGCACCTCGTAAGGGAAATAATGTTTATATCATTATAATGGTTACACTATTATAATAGCATAAATATACATAATTATCAATAATAATTCATATTTTACCAAGGTCTGGTAAACACTTCGACCTTAGATGCACTCATACTTTGAGCAAACTCCGCAAGCATAGCCATACCGTCAGGTACATCATCATGCTTGTTCTTACCTGCTATGGTATATGAACATAGCATATTTATCATTCGCCCATAATCTGAATTTTTACGATACATTGACTCATCTTTAAATAAGCAATGTTCTTTTACCCATGCAATGTTTACAATAATTTTGGTCTCTTTATTAGCTGTGGTAAACTTTGTAGTGATGTTAGTAATACCACCTCTACTCTTAACATCACTTTGTATCTTTTCCGCAACTCTTCGTCCTGCTGAGTTACTCTCAAACCTACACATTTTAACTTTATTCTTGAGTAATATCTCCGCTAATCTCACATCAACCACATCAGGCAAGCTGTTATCACATATACAATCATCAATATAATAATCATTACCATACACATACGCCACCGGTAAGAACGCATAATCAGTACCTTTGTCTTTAGTATCACATACTCCAATTATAGCATCAGCCTCACCTGGCAATTCAAAGTATCTCCTTAATTCGTCTTCGTGATATACTAATCCCTCTCGCTCTATCGGTTCATTCATGTACAATGCTCTCCAACTCGCATCATCCATTATATCTCTTTGTTCACGATAAAATCTTGTTGTAAAACCCACTCCATAATCGTAATCGAAATTCGATTCATCGTCTTCATTCATAGCCGGTATTACTATAAACATCGCTCGATCTGAATTACCATACTGACTTTCAAGTCTACCTATCACATCATGTACAGACCACCTGGTAGCTATATGTAGCTCCTTACAATGGTTACCTATTTTTCTTTGTCTAAGGTCCGTGGTATAGGTCTCCCATAATTTATCCAATCTCTCCTTAGATAAAGCCACTTCGATACCACTCACCAGGTCGTCACAATAGAGCAAATCGGATGCCCTGTATAATCCTGCATTACCTGTTCCAATTGATGTAAACTCCAATGTCTCAAATCTCTGCCTTTTATCTACATCAATTCTACAATCCTTAGCATTTGTACTTGATACATTTACCATAGGGAACACATCATGCCATAAATATTCACCGTTGGTTTCCAATATTCGCAAACACTCATCATATACACCTCGTATAAAAGCATTAGAATGGCTACCAGTAAGCTTAGGCTCGTTCGGTCTCTTACCTGCAAGCCATGTTAAGAAGAATATAGCAAGTGTGCTTTTCCCTGCTCCGGGTGGCAATGACACAGCAAGTAAATCCAATTTATCATCCGCTAACTCCTGTAAAGCATTTACCACTTGCCTCAATACTTTCCTCCTTGGTGGATAAAACCTTTTATCAGGTTCCCTATCCCACTCTATATACAATATATAGCTTTCAAAATCATAAGGAGCAGCACCAAGTAACACCTTTTTGTGCAGTCCAAACAGCTTCTGCAATAACTCTATATCATCTAACTTCGGTATTACATCCTCTATGGTATCAGATAATTTCTTTAAATATTCAACCGCTAAGTTATTATCTTCACCAATACTTGATAGACACATATGGTATAAATCCTCATACCCTAATATATCTCCAGGATGCCTTTTTATTTTTTCGAAAATTTTTTCAAGTAACTCTCTCATTTTATCCTTTCATCAAAAAAAGCGTTACCACATTGGGATATTCCCTTTGCGATAACGCACTCTATTATTTATCTACTTACCTACTAATCTATTCTTATTGTATCCGTTGTGAATAACTCACTCCAATTTTCATCCATTGCCGATAATTTAAACTCTATATTGCTTTTAGGCTCATTGGAACCTATCATTATCGCCGCATTATATGATTTGTGTGCCTGCATTGTGGACGGAACACCTGTAGCAAACATAACCATTGTATCATCCACCGAAGAGTCCATAGGTACCACTGTTATCTCACCATCGGTCTTATTTTCAAATTTAAGATTCATATAATAAAATCCAAAACTCTCACTAATACCTTGATATGTTGCCTTAAAATAATTGTTATCAGCTATAACCATACCTTCAGATTCAGTCTCACTTACACTTGTCTCAACTTGATTGCTTTTAGCTTGATTTACACGCTGTACCGATACACCCTGTGTACTTGTGGTCGTACTATAGATTGAAATAGCTATCACAAATCCTGCGAATATTACAACCAACCATCCTATTACTTGTACAAATAATTTCATAACCAATCCCCCATTACTTTAATATTTTATCCAACCCCAATTCCATATCGTGAAACCTAAGTGGTGACGGGTAGATATCATCAGTGACTACATACTCATCTGCATTATCGATATCACACTTTCTTACTACCAGTTCATACCCTAACTCTTTTAAGTATTTACGAAAAGTATCAACATACATATGACGACCATTCAATGTCTTATATGCACTGGATTTAGACTTATAACCCAGTCTCACGGATAAATCATCATATGTTATATCATTTAGTATCATTATATGCTTAACAATTTCACATTCATTCATATGTTATCCTCTTAGTTATCCACAAGATATCCACATTTCACTTCAAAATCTGTTGGTACGACTACGACCTTATACCCCAGTACCTTAGCCATTGTGGATAACATTGACACAGGTATATCCTTTCTTGATTTTTTCGTGTCAAGTCTATCCCAAATTGCTGCTCTTGTTATACCTAGTTCTCTAGCATACTCAATATTTGAGATATCTCTTTGCTCCATAATGGCTTTTATTATTTCACGACCATTCATATTTACCTCCACATTGATTGTATTATAAGAACAAATGTATGTCAAGTGTTTTCTTGACCTTTTATATTTTTTGGATACTCACCACACTCCCTAGGGCTGTGATGGTGGTAAGCTATCCCCCCGGGGGGACTATATGCAAAGGCTATACATTCCAGGTGGATACATAAACACAATAAAAAGCCACCTTTTACAGTGGCTTAATATCTCAATATTTAATTTTTATTTCTGCATTTTTGATAATTCTAGCAAAATATAAATTGGTAATACTATAATGATACCTATAATCTTAAAAATTGTAATAATCCCGCGTCCCAGGTACTGGGATGTCTTTCTATCTCTATACATGATATAAATACCTCTCTAATCTTAATATACTGAAAATCTTTTATAACTTGCGACCGTGCTATACTTGTCATATGTCGCCGGGTCTTCTCTTTTCAATCTGCTAGAGTCCAGGCGGCGGGACTCAATCGCCTTATATGTCACCTTGTCCGATCCGTCTATTAATATGTCCCTATCCCCCATTATATCCAATATATCGGACTTGATGCCGTCTTGCATTGCCTCAAGTTCCTCAATCAAACGTTTGTTCTCTCTGTACTCTCTACATAACTCATTAAATCTACTAATCATTTTTATACCTCAACTTTCTACATAATACGCGGCACGCTTGCCCATCTCAATATTACAGTTATAATATTCAAACTCATTTACAATTGTATCAAAATCCATATTAGATCTATTACTTACATCAATAGAACTAACCCACATCGAACATATACTAGATTGGCATGGGACAAGTCCAACGACTGCCCCCGCCTGATATGCCTTGCGTGCAACTCTTTTATCCACTCTATGCCACTTTTTACCGTCTTTCATAAACTCAAAATTATACATATATACCCCCTTAAAATCCGCCGTTAAGCTTACAAAATTGATATAGCAATTGCTCAATTTTTTCTTGACGTTCTTCCCACGATATATAATTATCTTTAAAAATCGCGTCCGCCTTTTTTCCGTACTCTGTCGCACCCTCAGCCGGTCGACCCGGTAAATTGCGACCGCCTACCACGATTATAACCCCGTATATATTAAACGCGTCCCAATTGTGGAATAACCCGGCATTATATGCAAACCTTGTTCGATACGCTAGTAAATGATCTAAAACCCCATCACCTACATATACAATATTGCGACCGTAAAATTCTAATGATTTTTTTGTGACTTTAATTAACATATTTTTACCTTCTTTCGTCCTCTATATCTTCACTACATACTAAATCTATAGCATCATCTAATAAGTAACATCTAATTATCACATCCAGGGCATCGGCACCGCTGTATATTGTATCTAGTACTTCATTCAAGCTATAGCCGCCATTGTCCAGAGCCTCAGCCAATAGCTCGAAATTTTGCGATACCCATAATCTTGATAATTCACTATTACAGGTATATGACTGACTACCCGCCCCCGTCACGTCGTCGCAATCCCTTAGTACTTGCTTTAAGTAGTCCGCCAAATCCTCAGAACTTGAAAATTGCGTGCGGTCAATCTCTTCTTTTACATAATTCAAAACGTCATTGTATACCGCCATTTGATAATCGTAATCTTTAAATTTTCCGTTGTTCATTTTGATTTCATTGTTACTATACATTTTAATACCTCCAATTTTTAAAACCTTTTTTTGTTATCTTTTTTGATAATGTTATTATACTTCTTTGTAAATACCTTGTCAATAACTTTTTTATCTTTTTTGATAATATTTTTTATTGATTAGATATTGTTATTATCGCTTTCGATATGCCTATATAATATCGTTTAATTATTACCTTGTCAATAACTTTTTTATCTTTTTTGATAATCTTTTTATTTTCTGTATTATGTCCGTGTTTTTTCTATATTATGCGATTTTATCATTTTTGATATTATATATATCGTACTTGACTATTATGTATATGTACTATATACTTAGTAGCAAGTAATATATAAAACTTGGAGGTTATAAATTTATGGGATTAGCTAAAAATATAAAAAAATGCTTGATAGATAAAGATATGAAAGTTTCAGATCTGGCGGGCTTACTTGATACAGATGTAAAAGCCTTATCGGTCAAGCTTTCCCGCGACTCTTTAAGCTATAAAAGTATTGAGAGTATCGCGGACGCCCTGGACTGTGATATTAAGTTAGTAGACAAAAAGACAAATGCCATTTACTGAAAGCCCGCCCCGTGTGGGCTTTCTTTTTATGTCCACACACTACCCGATCCGGGTTATCATCTCTTTATATAATTTTTCACAATATGTATATTATGCATTATTTTGTATATTTATACATTATCAGATAATTCTTTAATTTTTCAGTTATTCACCTCTAGTAAATTTTCGCCCGGGAAAGTCGATAGAAAGTCGCAAAGAAAATCATTTCGGAAAGTCGTTTAAAATTTTGATAGTCGTTTCGAAAGTCGAAAAAGTTTCCAAGGTCGCAAACGAAAGTCGCTAAAGAGTCGTTTAAAAGTCGCTGGAAAGTCGTTTGAATTTCTCTCACAAAGTCGCACAGCTGTTCTACCAAAGTCGTATTATCTTCAGTCCCCCGGAAAGTCGTTAACAAGTCACAAATATCCAAATGCCCTACAATGCCCTTAAAATCGTTTATATGGCGTTTTTGTGTTATGGTGCTATATTTATACCATAACACTATTAAAATGCGTTAAAACGCAAAATAACAGCCTTCTCGCGTGTCTTACGCTTTCGTTTCCCCCTCTGACAAAGTCGAAAGTCGATAAGTCGATAGAAAGTCGCAAAATAATAAAGCACCCTAGGTTGATTTAAAATCAATTCTAAGGTGCTTTTTTGCAGCAGTGCTATATTTCTACCCTAAAGTCGTTTCTGTGCGTTATAGGGCGTTTTACAAGGCATTAGCCTTATGTGTCAGAACTTGCAAGTCGTTTACGCTCCTCTGCATCAAGGTACCTTGCCTTGATATCATCCACAGAGAAGTCGCTCTCATTGGTCGTATTGGCTGTTACAACGTGTTCTGTCTTGTCCTGGTAGCCATAATTGTTCTTTCCCAGGAATATTCCAGATACAGGATTTATCTTCCCAGAGACCATGTAAGACTCCCATAAATTCTCCAAAGTTGCGTACGCTTTTTTAATCAAAACTGCTACTGGCTTGGCTATTGCAGGCTTATATCCAACACCTCCAGTCGCTCTATTAACAACAATACAACGCAACTGGTTTGTACTCATCCCGTTCAGTGCTATAGCCATACCAGCCACTGTAGGTTTCAAATCAGCTTCAGCATAGAGTCTAAAGTACTCTCCAAGCCTTTCAGAGACCTGTTCCGGATCAGTCATATCTATCTCCGGCATAGCAAACAGCTTTGCGTTTATCTGTATCAAAGTCGTATTATCGCCAGGCTCTAAGTTTTGCAAGTAGTTTTGCGGTGACAACCAACTGTTATTCTTCCTAGGCTTTTTCGGTGAGTGCCTTTTATCAATCGGCTTACCTGTTCTTGGACTAATCTCAACCTCATCATCAACCTGTTTTGTCACATCATTTTTATCAACGTTTTTATCTTTATTCAACATTTTTCTCCTTTCCGTCTTAAAGTAACAAATGTGACTTGAAGTAGTAAAAGTAGTAAAACTTTAGAAAATGCGGTAAACCTCTCTTATATACTTCCTACCTCTCCAGTATACAGGCAAAATTATACGCAAAAACTGATTTTCCACTACTTCTACTACTTCGTGTAACAAATGTTACAAACCTTAAAATATGCATAAATATACATTTTTTATTCAATTTCCTAGAGTATACTCTATAATATCATGTCATTATTTAAACTTTTCCATTCTATATCGTTGTCTACTATAGGGATACTTCCTCTTATCCACTTCCTCTAAGAAGCTACTAACAGGTCTTGCAAATATCCCTTTATCTCCAGCAAGTGACTGATATATAACAAGTCGTTCTTCTGTTTCGGTATGTAGTGCTATACCCATAACCTTATACCAGCCGTTTTTAAAGTGCCTGTATACTTCACCAGGCTTTGGTAAATCTCTCATACATTATCCTCCTATTTGCACTCTACTCTATATATCATCTTTTCTCCATTCGGTGACTGTAGTAAAACACAGACCGGGAATCTAAGTCCTCTAACAAACATATCCTCATATTCGGTACCTACCAGCTTTAGATCTGTTATATGTTGTCGTTCACACTCCACTGCTGAAGCCTCATCCAAATACTCACTGTTGCATACATCACACTTATATTTCGTAATTACTTCCATTATTTATTACCTATCCTTTAATCTTTCTATGCCTTGAGGGCATCTTTTTAGTATCGTAAACTCATCTCCTTACATCTGGTAAACATCAGTAGACTCCTGGTAGTACCATTGTACGAAACAGTGGCACTACCCATAAAATCATCAAGTTTAATTACCTGTGTGCGATTATCAGAGTCCAGGTATATTACAGTTCCATGATAACTATCTACCGCCAATATCAATATATACTCACCAGAGACACTCCTATATACATCACATTGCTTAATACAATCAAACATCAAACTCCATCGCACGTTTAAACTGTACACCATGTGTGTTATTCATATAATGAACTCGCCATGGTTGTTTGTCGTAATCAGTCGGCATATAACTTATCCAGTCCTGTATGCGGTCTTTTTCCACAATGTAAGACTCCTCTACATAGCTCACCCATCTGTTGTAGGAACTATCGAAAGTCTTTTTTGTACCATCATCATATTCAACTGTTACAACCTCGTCTCCTGATAGCACTTGTACGAACAGTTGTTTTATTAACTTCTCCCCTGTATCTACTTCAGTAGCTTCATTATTGAAATTATAAATATTAAACTTCATTTACTCCTCCAACCTGATAGATTTGAATTTTTTAATATATTCATCCTGTACAGCTTTGATTGCGGATATTAGAGTTGTACGAAAGTCAGAGTTTTCTATACAATATTGACCATCCGTTTCATCAAACTCATAGTTGTATTTACCTACTGATAATACGCAGACATTCCCTTCTTTAATACAATCAATAGCATCCTGTAATTCTGCTGCTTTATCAAAAGCTATACTCTTTCTATCCATTTTATCTTTCATTGTTTTGTAATCAATCTTTTATCTCCTCTAAGTATTATCGAACCGATTCGAACTTCTTTATATACTTACCCTGTACTATTTCGATTGTGTCAATTAAAGCCTCACGAAAATGAGTATCATCCACATCGTATTCCCCATCATCCGAATTACAATCAAATATGTATTCTTGTTCGTCTATAATGATTCGACAACCTAATCCATCCTCTAAGTCCTCGATTAGATCTTGTAGTTCGGATGCCTTATTTATATATTCACTTTTCTCCTCATACACCCTTGCCAGCTCTTTAATATCCATTGATTCGTTAGTACCAACTATCGCCATAGTATCTACACGCTCCTTATTAAACTCCATCCTTTTTCTCCCATTCCAAACAGTAGTATTCATCATCTACAAAGTCTGCACATCTTAGGCTATAACCGTTAAAACACACTCCTACAAACGGCTCATACCATTTACAATTAGCACACATCTTATCCTGTTCTATCATTTATCACCATTCCTATGTATCGCTAATACGATACCTAAAGGTTGATTAGTTGATTTATCCTTTACTAAAACCTCATCACCCTTACAATAGAATTTGATGTTATCCTTAAACGGTTTAAGTAATTTCAAATCAAGCCATATATTATTACCCCAAAGGTCTTTAAATTTTCTCATCATAATGCCTGACGATTCCTCTATGCTATTAGTAACGGTTAATTCATCATCTTTTATTGTATCATCTATAATTTCTTTGAGTTTATCTGACTTTTCATTGAACTCCTTTGATAGCTTATAGAACTTAGCCGGTATAAAATAAATCACACAATTTCTGTATATTATAGGTATATATGTATTACCACATATTTCAACTTCATTATATGACTTATAATCACTAATGAAGTTATTATATTTGCACCAATCCTTAACAACATCAGCTTGTAATCTTCCAAAATCTATCATTTATTACTCCTCTCTTAGATATCTAACCTCTTCACCATTTGTTGTTCTAAATACTATTTCGCTCGGTGGTATTTCCGTTCTATCATCCAATACAGGAGATATTTTAATATTCGCTATACATAAAACATAGTACGAACTGCTATACAGGGATGTGTATATTGTTCTACTTTCCAGTGGCAGTTTTGACATCTTTTAACTCCCTATTGCCAGCATCTTTTCTTTGGCTTCCAAATAGAATTTTCTATCTATTTCGAATCCATATGAACTCCGTCCTAAATTCCTTGCAGCTCTTAAAGTCGAACCCGAACCGCAACACGGATCTATCACAACATCTCCCTTATCTGTAAATATCTTAATAAGGCTCTCAATTACACTTACAGGCTTTTGTGCCGGATGTATTTTAGGTATATCCTTTCCATCTTTCTCCCAAGAAAACCAATTAAATACCATCTTACCTGTACCACGAATATTTTTACCATTTTCATCAATTTGAAGACCATTTCTGAATTTTGGTAATTTATCACGGTACAAACAAAGGGCGTATTCTGTGGCTCCTACCACCCGCATATTAGCTTTTAAAACCTGTGGACTATAATTTTTTATAAATACCAACGGTATATAATTTACAAAGCCATGCTTCTTCGCCGCTTTTATCAGTGTATCCATCTGTTCAAAGCTACAAAAAACTACCATGCAAGGGCTATTTGAGCTTCTACCCCTTGGTACAGGCTTTTTATCATCTTTCTTTAACATCTTTGAACAGAAATGAAAGTACTCATACAAGTTAAAATTAAAGTCTGAATTAAAAGCCGACTTCCCGGCAAGTTTACTTTCTCCATTTTTATTCTCTCCATTTTTGTACCACATAGGATTCGACCCATAAAAGTTCCGTCCTACATTATAAGGAACATCTGCAATAATTAATTGTGCCGGTGGAATACCATATTTCTTATAATTCTGCATGGAATCACGGTATATTTCACATTTTAATCTTTTCAATTTGTTATTCATTTTATTTATCTCATCTCTCTTACTACAAAATATATAATATGGGTCCATCACCTTATACTAATTCCTTTAACTTCAATCCCCAATAAATCGGGAAACCACACGATGTAGACTTCTTATCAAACCACTCTGGGTGTCGCTCCATCTCTGAATTAAACTTCCTTGCAGATAATATGAAGCTACCTTCAGACTTCGACCACATCTTAAATGCATTGTATAAGTCCTTAGCTTTAATATTGGCGTTATCATCCCTAACGCATCTCATTTCTAAGAACTGTAATACCAGGTCGTTATCTTTCTCATACTTTGATATAACTTCTTTAAGACCTTTGCTCATTTTCAGTCCCTTTTTCTTATAGTGTATATACCCTCTTACGAGCCACATGAATATCCCACTCATATTTTCTTGTGTACAGAGTTCATCTTTTAAATGTATATCCTGTTCGTTCGGTGCAAAGTGTCTGTTGAACTCTACTACCTTAATACGTTCAGAAGCGAATATTGACTTGTCTGTAACTAGTGGTAGGTCATTACACGATAACCAAAGAGTAAACTGTGGTTTGTAGGTAATAGCAGATTGGTATAGGGCCCTAGCAGATATTTCCTCACCACCTGTTAGTTGTTTGATTTTTTCTTCATCCAACTTACCATACTCATTACTTTCAGACATTGTTACAAATCTCTTACCCTTTAATCCGGCAAGGGTCGGGGATGCTGCCTCAACATCCTTTTGTCTGTCACCTCTACATATCATTCCAACAGGAGCAACTTTAGCATAGTCACCTAGAAGGGTCTCAATTGTATTAAGCATGGTTGACTTACCGTTTCTTGTGGTCTTACCGTGTAGTATGAACATACATTCCTCATTACTCATACCTAACATTGAGTATCCCAATGCTCTTTGTAGGAAGTCGGATTTATCTGTATTACCTTCAGTAACTTCGTCTATAAACTTCTCCCACCTTTCGCACTTAACATCCTTAGACATAGTATGCTTAAAAGATGTTTGCATAGTTATATAATCTTCCCACCTATGCTCACGAAATGTACAATCACTTAAGTCATAAGTACCGTTGAGACAATTTATCAAGTATGGATTAGAGTCGAATTCTGTTGCTGATATATGTAACTCACCTGTAGCATCCTTGAGGATCCTATCTCTCATTCGTCTGTCACCCATCTTGTTTACGAAGTTTGAATATGCTTTTCTCATATCATCATCTACAATCTCACCACAATAGATTATCATCAATCTAACAAAGTCTTTTAATTTCTCTGATATCAGAATTGCCCCTTCGTCCTTCCTCCAGGCTCCTTCATGATAGGTGTACCAGCTTTTATGTTCCGGGCAATACCTTGCTTCTTTTTCATAAAGCATACCAAAGAGATTTGCCATTCCCATTTCAGACCATTCATAACCTGAACTGTTTTCATTATTCGATTCGGGATGGGCATTATATATTTGATACATTTTATGTGATAGATCTGCATCTATAATTACACGTCCTGTACGTGTTTCATAGAGTTCAGTATTCATTTACACCATCCACAATTATGTATATCTAACTTCTTCTCAAGTTCATCCCCAATCTCTAAGAACTCCTCCAAAGTAATCTTATACTTTTTTAAAACCTGTTTAGCCGGATGCCTGAACGGCTTAAATACATTATAGATACAGCCATAGTCACCATCACTTTCGCAATCCATAACTCCGAAGTCATCAACATCGGCTAATACATTATTTACAACAAATGTAGATGTTCTACATGGTAAACCGTTATATGTTTCTATTCGTAATTTCATCTTTTGTACCTCACTATACTATTACATATTGATTTAATCTCTCTCAATTCAAGCGGAGGAGTACACGCCTCGTTGTTGACGTGTACTAACTCCTTATATATTTGTGTTTTAGAGTACCCAATGTTATGCATTGCTCCAGCTACCGAAGTTAAGCATATATTTCTACATCCACTTTGTATCTTTGGGTAAGTAGGTCTCAGCTTTATTTTTCCATTCGCATAAGGATTGTCCCATATCGGTGTATACAGCTTGAAGTTTTTAGCTTTGCCATTACTATCTCTATATTCATCAAAGTATTTGTCAAGAATATAATCAATAGCCTGTTGATTCTCAATGATATCCTCATATATGAAAGTATCGCCTGTTGTGATAAAGTATCTTGCTTCTTGATATATCTCTACACCCTTTAGATTATTCTTACCCATAAACGGTAATGTACCTTTAACCAAAATATGGAAACCTCTACCACTTCTCGACTTTTCAGTATAGCTCTCACACTTGCCGATAATGTCCGAACTAATATCACTAAGTAATCCATCTTCAAATCCCGCATCGATATCAATACCGACTATATTGTTATTGTTAAATACAAAACCTATATTGCTAACATAGCCCTGGTCAATACGACTTACCGCCGTATCGAAATCAGACCATGTTGTATTATTCGTTGAAGATGCTTGGAATCCTGTATTGGGATTTATAGGTACCTTACTGTCAGATTTAATACATACCCACTGTGGTAATGTTTTAAGTTCTTCCGGGATTTTCTCAAACATATGCTTACCCCTCTCACCTTTTTAAATAAGTCCTCTCTCCCTTGCTATCCTCTTTTCGATAGCTCTAAGTAACTTCCACATATCGGACTCACTCATATTATTTTCTGCTGCTAATCTAATCACATTGTCCCTGGATGCATCTTTATACAATTCACATATCAAGTCCTTTGTGTAGACTGACATGTTTGATAAAGCATTGTTACATGCATTCCAGTTTAATTCATCGACTTTAGTATTGAATACCGGGTCGCGATATCTTATATAGAAACTCATACAATGTTGTATGTAATCCGATAAATACGATTTAGCCATTAATTTCACCCTTAAAATACCATTTATCATCAACACATATAGGATATCCTTCAATCTTGGATTCTTTAACTTCCCCAACCTTTGCAGTATTTTCAGCATGTTCCAATGTCATGATATTTTTTACAAAATCACCACCAGTTGCCATTAGAAATCCTACATTACCCTTTGCATCTACATTAAATTTATATGTCATATATCCTCTTTGTCCTTTCAATCTTCTCTTTTTGTATCTTCTCAATATCATCATGACAACCTAATAAATAAATCAGTTGTTCTAATACCAAACTTACATCAGCTAACTCTTCAATGATATTTGATGTTATTCCTCTATTTTGTTTACAAAAAGCTTGTGTAAGTTCAGCCATTTCCTCTATCATTTGATTGATCTGTGTCTTAATACCAAAGTATTCAGCAAGCTTATACTTTTCGTCACTCTGAGTAAGCTTTATCAACATACGATCATACCACTTAGCTTTATCCAAATCTTCGTTGCCGTTCTTTAACTCATGTCTATATCTATACTTGTATGCATTAAGTTCACAGAATGCCCTTACTTTCTCTACTCCAAATTTCTCAAGCATTTCGTCAATACATTCTTTTCGTCCCGGTATATTGTAATGTACCGGGTGATTTATAGCAGACATAATCCCTCCTTATCCTAATAAAGCATCTATATCAAGACCACCACTTTCATTCGGCTTAGCTTTAAAAGGTTGATTGGTTTGACCACCCGGACCCAATTCCATGGCCTTAGCAACAGGCTCTGTATCAAATTCATCTACTGACCACTTATCACCAAGATTCACGAATGTAACCTCCTTAGTTGGGTCTTTGGTACTCTTAGCCTTAACATGTACTACATTTGCACCAATATAATGATTTATCAGTTCTGCCGGGTCAATGTCTTCAATATCAAAATCATTAAGTGCGGTCTTGGCAAAATATGAGAATGCGTTCAATGCCTTTTCATTGTATTCACCATTCTGGTCTAATATATTGTACTTCTCTATATAAGTAGAGCCATTTGCAGTAACCATCTTAATTTCGATCTTTCCAAAATCCTCATCATAGCTGGCATCATATATACGGAAGATATAATCTCCCTCCGGTATAATTACAAATCCGTTTGTCATAGGTATTCTTGCCATTTTATTTATCCTCCATCTTTCCAAATAACTTATCTTTCATTCTTTGTGCGAAATCCAACATGATAGTTGTAATTAAAATTTTCACCTGGATAGGTGCCGCATTATCATTCATTATAGCTTCAAGTACTTCAGTCGTAACTGCATCGTAATATTTAATATCTATAGATACATTATTCAACATATTATTTCTCCTTATTTACATACCATCCTGTATGACTCTGTTTTCTTAGTATACTTATCAATTAACCCATCAGCCGCCAATGCATCTTTATCAATACTTGTACTTTCCGTTTTCGATACCGTCCAAACATATGTACCGCCTTTGATTTCTACTTTCTTATCCCCATCACGGAACTTAGATAATGCATGCTCTTTGATAGTATCGTTGAGTACTTTCAATCTCTTCTCTTTAGCTGATATTTGCTCCTCAACATCATCTATCTCGGCTTTCAACGCTTCCGCTTCCTTGATTACATCCTGTATATCAGTTGTGGATACACTGTTTGTCCTCAAAGCTTTTAATATTTCAGCATCTTTAGTTTCATCAAACACAGGTGAAATACCTGTATCCACATGGTCAGTCCACCATTGCTCTACCTGGGCTACCATATTGGCAAAGTCCGGATACCTCTCCGATACTTTAAACTCCTTAGTTACAGTATTACTCACATTTGGTACATATTCTCCAGGATTGTCATAATCCTTATCATCTAAGAATGATGCAACCATTATCACCTGGTCTACTCCATATAGATATGCATATAACGCAGCCTGTAATGCGTAATAATCTGGGATATCATTCTCCCAGTCTTCCACCCTCTTGGTGGTTTTCATTTCCAGGACTGCCTCAACTTTTCCGTCTTCTCCTTTGAGTAGATAATCCCACATTCCACCCAGGTGTTTTTGCCTTGGAAAGAAGTCACCGTATGTTTTACTGAAATAATTCTTACCATACACATCTGTTGGTCTTATGATATCCATACCATATGAGTTTTCCATATATTCGGCTTGCTTAGGCTCAATTACCTTACCTGCTACAGTATATATAGTATCCTCAAAAGGTTTCTCATATGTCCTTGTGATTGCACACCACATTTCAAATGCAGTACTCCAGGGATTTAATCCTAGAATTGTTGCAAATCTAGTACCTGTTATTTTCTTACATTTCTTGGGTGGTGTAATTTTCACCCTATTACAATCAAGCCATTCCATTACAAGTTCCTCACTTCATCTAAATATATGGTTACTGAATTATCTACCTTACCTATATCACTGTATTCACATAAAGCATCCAGTGTCTCACGATAATCACTTATAGGTAGGCTTACTCTAAACAATAACTCATCATTATCATCTAATTTAGCTAATATATTTCTCAACTCACCTACTATCATGCCACATCTCCCAATAGTCCTGTAATCTTCTGTATCAACTTCTCACAATCGGACTTTGATATGTCTGTAAAACTCTTAGTCTGGATTGCAATTTTGCCTATCATCTCTTCCTTACTTGGGTCAGCCTCCTTTAACTTCTTCAGCACAGCCTTAAGACTCTTTATCTGTAATTCCGATGCCTGATCCCTAGTACCTGTCAGCTTGTCTTTTATTTCACTTCTCTGTGAGGGTGTAGTTGGTACAGTTGACTTTGTAGGTGTAGGCTGTGTTGTATCCCCTGAACCTATATTGGCATCTATACTATCAGCCTCACATATATCCATTGCCATCATGTACAGATATCTTCTCATGTAAGTGATAGAACTCCCCAATGCTTGCATTACATTTGTTGCAGTCTTACCCTCTTTAGAAACGATTGGGTCTAACTGGTTAAACGGTGCTGTAAAGGATATAACCTCATCTACCTTGTCTGTATTGACTATGCTCATTACAGCATTACCCTCGATGAAATTCACCATCGGTAACAACCCTATTCTTGCGAATATCTTCGTCGCAACAGGCACAATGTCGTCTAACTCAAAGTATTTAAATGCTAGATGCATATTTTTACCGGACTTCTGAACATTCTCCGATAGAAACATCTCTCTTGCCAATATTAACTTCAAATATACATTCATATCTCCAAATCCTTTCACTTCCTCTGTAGCTTTCTTTGTTGCCATTTTCTTTTCCTCCTCTACTTCTTCACCTGTGAAATCATTTAATCTCTTCTTCGCAAGATTGATGTAAAATTCTTTATCTATATCATCAATTGTTAATTGATTCTCATTGTCTATAATGCAATGTTCGGGTAAATTCTCAATCTTAGCTTTAGAACCATCTACCGCTTTCACCTTGATAATCGTGCCATATCTGGTATCACTTGTTGAATATACACGATTTACCTTTTGTACCGGGACTTCCTCACCATTCACCAGTTGATATGCCCTACTGTACTTACTACCAGCTTTTGCTATGATTTGAAAATCAAAGATATCGTTGCTATTATTAATAGTGTCCTCAATTGGTGTACCGTTTACAAAGTACTCAATCAGTGCTTTTTTAACAATAATCATATTGTTGTTAATACCCCATGCACCTTTTTCAGATATACCATAGTTAAGATACCCACCTACTGTCTTAACTGAACCATTGGTCTTTATAAGAAGTAAATTATTTACATCCTTAATCCACACCTTAGATATATCATCTGTTTCCAATTCAAACCTTGTTTCCTTTTCCCAGGTGGCACATATCTCATCGACCAATGATAATTCGTCTTTATCTACTGAATACATAAGTCCATCAGTATTAAGATTTAACAGCTTGATTGATTTACAAGCATTCAGCAATCGCATTGTCAAAACTGTTAAAAACAATTGTCCCGATATTCTAAGCGACCGGGTAGGCAATGGATCATATAGCTCATTAAATTTATTTTCCTGTGCCCCCGACACTGTATTGAGTGGTAGTTTCAAATCCTTAGAAGTTTGCTTATCACCACTATGCTTTGCAGCTATTCTGTCCTTACGCATCTGATAGTACAAATTAGCATCCGCAACATTCCTTGATAAGTATTGATATTCTTCGATAATTGTTGGATAAAGGCTCGATACATCTCTATTCTGTATAACCCTTGTATCCGTTGACTCCTCATAATACTTAGATTGACTACCATGTACCCCACCCCAGGCGTAAGTACAAGGCATATCACCTAATGTTATGTCTAACGATGTCTTGAATAATTCATCATCTGTAATACTTACATCATGAATTGTATCGAAAAACTCAAGTATCTTATTTGGAATAACACTTTTATCAAGATTATCCGGGTATACATATTCTCGACCATCGTCTCTACTGATATATTTCGCACCCAGCATTTGTGCCGTAAGCTTGGCATTTGTCATAGCCATTGCCTTTACTACATCCATACCGGCTCTCTTACCTAAGTTGGCTTTGGTCTTTAGATAATCTTCTCTAAGATTTACTATCTCATCAGTACTATCGACATCATACTTACAATACTTGATTACCTTCTTTAACTCTTCTTTTGTAAGTGGACGGTTGATATTAAAATCTACATTACTCTCTCTTATAGGTAATCCTAAATGCCCCTCTATCGACTTTAGCGACAATGTTTGCTGCATATCATCTCTAATATCAATGTTGTTAAAACTGAAGTAAGATCCTTGTAATGGCGGATATTCCCATCCTTGATCACCACCCATTATGTAGTCATTCAACTTTTTAACTTTTTCCGGTGTGAAGTCTGCTACTATAGCTTTAATGATGTATTGGTCATAGTGCTTGGAATTAAACCCTATGTATATATCATCATTTATAGCCATTCTTAGAGCTTCGTTATCATTATGAATTACAGTATAAGTTTCTGTTTTATTATCCTTAAATACTATAATCCAATCATATTTGAAGACTTCACAATCATAAATAATCAAATTTATATCCCTCCTAATTAGATTCTTCAGTATCCCCTCTAATACCTGTACGACTATTGAATTACCGGCTTGTTTGTATAATTGAGAATTGCTACAAACTTTAGCCACTTTGTCAAAATCACTATCAGTAAAACCCATCAATCTCCAACATTCTTTAGGTGTCAGCTTCCTGACTAATGTATTGTCATCCAGTACAAAAGGTTGTAAGTTACCACCCTGATAAGTGCTTAATGTTGGTGATAGTCCATTGTTATCATATACTCTATAACAGTTGCTATTAACTCTGGTGGCTGTGTCGTATCTTCCGATTTGTACACATTTAATACTCCCTCTGGCACACAATGTATCTGAATAATCTCCGGTTTGAATTAACGATGCTTCCTTGTGATATGTACTAAACTTAATCTTATTCACCTGTTCTTGATTCAAATAAAATTTAGTATCTACATTCTCCTCCAGCATATCTTTCAGAGTTAATTTCAATTCCTGTTTAGCTGGGAATTCGTATGGCTCATCACCTAATATGCTGACACAAAATATTCGCTCTCTACTTTGTGGGATTCCATAATCTTTGGCATTTAACACTTGCCAATAATTCGTATACCCTAACGACTCTAAGAACAATAGCCACCTATCAAAATCTGCTTTAAACTGTTTACCAACAAGATTTTTAACATTTTCCATTATCAAATATTTTGGTAATTCGTTGTCAGCTTTACTCTTAAGTAGTAATCGCTCTACCTCATAAAGAAGACCACTCCTTGTTTCACCCTTTACAATACCCTTTTTATGTCCAGCTAACGATACATCCTGACAAGGAAATCCATATGTCCAAAGGTCCGCATAATCAAGTTTATTTACTTTAGAGATATCACCATAATTTCTGGTATCACCATACATGGCTGTATATGACTGAATAGCATACTTATCTATCTCCGATATACCTACTATCTCATGTTCAATACCTAAGTTAATCAAAGCTTTACGAAAAGCACCTATACCCGTAAATAACTCATTAACTTTTAACATAGTCACCTTCTATAAAGTAGCAATTATTGGCTTTATAAATCGAACATCTCTTCTTATATTTCTTCACCAGAAATCCAATATCGTCTACAAAGTCATATGCGATAGGGGCAACCTTATCTTCAAATGTCCTGGCAATTCGACCTATGCTTTGAGTAACTACTGCAAAATCAGATTGCGGAGTAGTAAGATATAATCGCTCAAGCCTTGGAATGTCCAACCCTTCTTTTGCTAAAGAATATGTAGCGAACAGGTATTTCTTTTTCCCACTTCTCATATCCTCCAGTGCCTGGTCACGCATCTCCTTTGCCTTTTTTGTAGTCATATTCCCACTAATCATTACAGCATCTTTAATCTTATCCAATGGTAGATTACTCATTAGATAGGTTAAATGTTCTAACCTGTCTGACAATATTAGAGATGATTTATCTTTTTCAATACAATCAATTATTAAATTATTACGATCTACATCCTCTGTAATATAAGATATAAGCTTGGCATAATTTAATGTACCGTCCGTATTGAGTGCAGCTCTACCTACTCTAAGACCTGTATTTACAGGATAAATACCCACCTTAAGAATCTTATCTCTTACATCACTTTTATCTACTTCATGTACAACGTCACCAATAAGCATGAATGTAGCCTTTATCATTCCATCGGACCTATGCACCGTTGCAGATAACCCGTATTTATGCCTTGCTGATAGATTGTTTAGTACCTTTTGATACATGGTCATAGATGTAGGACTACCACTAACCCTATGTACTTCATCGACAATAATGCAATCCCAATAATTCTTATATTGAGTTAAATCAAGCTTACTCATTGTCTGTACAGTAGCAAATGTGATACCTTTTCCAATATTCACTTTCCCGCTTGCAATAGTACCTATTAAGTCCTTATCGATGTATAGTTTTGCTCGTTGCATACTCTGTTTGACTAAATCCAGTGTGTGGCACAACCATAACGTTCTCCTACCTATCTTTGCTGCTAACGCTATACCCATCTGTGTTTTACCACTACCAGCTGGACTTTGTAGAATACCAAACTTAGCGTCAAACATAGCCTGTACAGCCTTTTCCTGATAATCATAGAGCGGTACTTTAGCTTTAAAATTTACATTGATTGCTGTAGCAAATACCGACTTAATTTCAGCGTCCTTCACACATTCATAAGGTATTTGATTTAACACTCCGAACGGTAATATCAAATCATTACCTCGTTTTTCATAAAGGTATAAATACTTAGGCGTGCCGCCCAACCATAAATGCATCCTTGCTTTTTTAATATATACAGGATTTGATATTATAAGATTCGTATTGCACCATTTATCAAGCTTTTTAGTTGGATCTATTACTCGTAAATTACTTGATACCTCAATAATCATAATTTAACCAATCCTCCAGCAATACTCCTCGTTCATATATCTCATCTGTATTCAATATGCTTTGTCTCTCTTTTGCATACATCGCTCGTCTGTAGGTTATCATCAATATATCGTCATTGACCTTCAATGCAAACCATGCATCATCGTTTCCTGTATCTAACCAATATCGCATGGATAGTATCTGATTTTCTTCAAGTCTTGATAATTGGAATATACCTTTCTTGCATACCTTACAATCAATGAGATATGGCGTATCATTCTTTACAGCGATAACATCTGCCGGCTGTCCGTCTTGATTTTGTGCAAAATTGTGAACCCAGAATCCACGTTCGCTTAGTATTTCACAAAACTTCTTTTCAAAATCATTACCTGTCTTTTTATTGCTCATATTCCGCCTCATTTGATGATATATACAACTATTATTGCAATGTCGGATATTAGCAGCCCTATCGTTAACAGTTTGATTATTATTCCCATATCATCTAATCTCTTTTTCATCGCCATGCGTGTTTTCATCAGATTAGTATCTAATGTATTGATATGCCTCTGCTTGTAATCATCCCGCTCCATCAATTTTCGTACTGATTTTGCGATATCAATATCGTTATCCTTGTCCAATGTAGGTATATTCACCTTGTTAGATATTTGCTTCATCCCTTTTATATTCTCCTTTGTCAATTCTTCCTATTTCAGCCATAAGCTTGTCTCTATATATTAGATAACGATAGTTACCGTTTTCAGTTTGAGGCTCAACCACTCTACCTACATCTATTGTCTTTGTTCTCATTAACTGCCTCAATCTGCATGGTCTTATCCCTAATATCTCACAAGCTTCAGTGATAGACATAATAGCCGGATTCATATTAATAATGATAATCCACCGCCTCATCTCTTGTTATGAAGAAATGAATACCGGGTGCACATTCTTCGAATCTATTCTCATCGAAATCTTCAACTTGAACTATTTTATTTATTTCATACTTGAAATCTTCTTGATAGGTAGATGTTACTATTGTAGTATTAGCTGATTCACCATTTAGTTCTTGTATATCTAATACTAATGCCTTGTCACACCTGCATTTTCTGCCAAATGCGGATGATCGCTTAGCATCTTCCAATATCATCAGTTTGACTATTAGATTATTGCATACTTTTTTCCATCCAATGAATGAACCATCGCTGGGTGGTACTTGATATACCTTCGCATCACTTAAGTCCATATCTCTCAAGTCGGCACTACTAAAGTCGACACCTCTCAAGTCGGCAGTACTAAAGTCCGTATCTCCCAATTTTAAATATGACAAGTTCGCATTTATCAATTCCGCATCTCTCAAATCTGCATATGCCAAATTCGCATATGCCAGGTCCGCACCTCTCAAGTCGGCACTTCTCAAGTCG